CCGGCTGCGCAGTGGCGACCACCGCGACCAGCCCCGTCCCGGAGGCGTCGAGCAGCGGCTGCACACTCGTAAGCTCCGCCCCGGGCTCGTAGTGCTTCATCTTCGCCGTCAGCGCCAAGCCCATGACCTGCAATATCGAGTCGGCCGAGGCGTTGAACAGCAGCGACGCCGTATCGACTCCGAAGTCCGCGGCCATCACCCGCTCACCAGGCTGCGTCGAGGCCAGCGCGGTCACCCGCTGGCTAAGAGCCACCACCGACGACTGCTCGGTCGCCACCAGGCCCGAGGAGTCCAAAGCGAACGGGATCGAGATCGACACCGGAGAAGGCGCACTCGCCACGATCATCAGCCTCCTTAGTTCTCGGTCGCATACTGCAGACCGAACAGCGACACATACGCCGAGCCCGAGCTGTAGGTCCACGGCCCGCCGTAGATCAGCACACTGGTGCCCGACACGCGCGCCACCGCCGCTACCGACGCCGAGGCGCCACCGGGCAGCATCACCACGGCCAGCGAGGCGGGAGACTGCTCCGGCTGCAGGGTGGCCGGGAGCGTCAGCAGCTGGAATCCGTTGCTGATCGTGGTCGATGTGGTCACAGCCGGAGTGTTGGCCTCGCCCTGGAACTGCACCAACCCGCCGGGCCCGAGCCGGTAGGCCGCGGTATGCGCCTGCCAGCCGGTAGCCGTCACCCACGACGCAGGCACCGGCGTCCACGGCCCCCAGGCCTCGACCGGCAGATACACCGGAAGCCCTGGATCGCCCGACTCGTGCAGCACCCACACGATCGAACCCGGCGCGGGCAGCGGCCCGGAGCCGTTCAACAGGGGAGCAGCCCAGAGCCCGGCCGTACCGGTGGCCTGCGGAACCTGCAGCTTGACGCGCCCGAGCCCGAGCGGATCGGCCGCCGTCAGCACCGTGCCGCGCAGCACCACCCCAGCGCCATCGCTCATGACCCGCCCCCAGGGGAGATCCACCGCGACCCAGACAGCGACATCGCAGGCGCCTGCCCCAAAGCGGGGCTGGCCGCGGTGAGGTTGAGCGCGTTCGCCTGGTCGCGGCCGAGGTCCATGTGAGCGTAGTAGGTGGCGAACGCCTGCCCGAGACCGGAGAGCGTGATCGCGTGGGTGACGGTGCACACGCGCCAGAACCCGGTGTCGGCCGCCGTCAATCCCGCGCCGCCGAGCTGCACGCGCCGCCCTGGGCGCAGCGCGGTGTTCCCGTCGACCGTGGCCTTGGCGTACACCCAGTAGCGCGATGCCGCGGCCTTCGCGGCGGCGGTGTACTGCGCATCCGAGAGCGACTGCGCGGAGCCGCCAGCCACCCGCGTGAACGTCGGCGCGCCGACCGTGCCGTCGCCGCTGATGATCGGGGGCGAATGCGTCGTGACGGCGCTGATCCCTGAGCTCGGCCGCACCGCGTACGAGGTGTAGGACGAGACCGTCGCACCGGACGGGTCGCTCTGCCCGGACGCCGGGTCGAACGCGATCAGCGAATCCCACACGCCCGGCTGCACATTCCTGGCGTAGCGCGGGACCGCCGCGGTCGTCGGCGTGAGGTCGACGCCCGCGTCCGCGAAGCTGATCCGGTTCGCATCGACGATCAGCCGGTAGCCGACCATATCGGCGAGCTTGGCCAGCCATGCGAAATCACTCAGGGTGCCCTGCGCGAGCGTCGGCCAGATCCGCGGATGCGGCTGGATGTAGGCGGCGACGTCGTAGCCGCCGATGACGTTGCGCGCCGCGGCCGAAGCGGAGATCCCCGCATACGCGCGCCCGGCCGCCGACTGCATCGGCATGCTGATACCCGTGAGCGTATAGACCACAGGCACTACCGGGGAGGCCGGATTGCCGTGCTGCGCCTTGGTCGACTGCACCTGACGGGAGGCCACATACCCGTACCAGACCGCCGTGTCCGCGGCCGAGGAGCCGAACAGGAAGCTCACCGGCGTCCCCTCCGGCAGCACAATGCTCGCCGGGACTGACGCGTCCAGCACCTGCCGGTCGCGCGAGAGCGGCGTGAGCACCGTCAGCGTCGCGATCTGATGCTCGCCCTCGGACATGCGGATCTGCGCCGCGATCGGAAGAGTCTCACGGCTCATCGCGGGGGTGAGCACCGACAGGCGCGGGCGCGCCAGGTCATTGCTGGGCATTCGGGATCCTCAAGACGGTGCCGGGCGCGATGCTGAACCAGTCGACGACCTCCGGGTTGGCCTTCGCGATCAGCCACCACAGCCTCTCGTCGCCGTAGAACCGCGCGGCGAGCAGGTCCATCCGGTCCGAGCCGCGCCACGCGTAGAAGGAGACCTGGTAGGTGGTGTCCGCGGGAGCGGCGGGCAGGATGGTGTTGCGCGTGACCCCGGCCGCGTCCGTCACCGGCTGGATCTTCGATCCGGCGTACCGGGAGCTGGCGCTGACAGCCATCTGCGTTCTCCTTCCTCCTACTGGTTCGGCAGAAGCGTCATCTCGACGTCCACCTGCGCGCGCATCGGCACCATCCCCTGAGAGAAATGGGTGTATGTAATACCTATGCTATCGATGTATCCGTACCAGTAGGGCGCGTGACCGGTCGTGAACCCGTCGAGCATCAGATAACAGGGCACCTGCTGCATCGGACCGGTGATCGTGGCAGTCGTCGGGGTCGTGTCGTTGCCGTTCACATCCTGATTGGTCCACGTCGCGGTGATCGGATTCGTCATGCCGACCACCCGGTACAGGGCATTAATGTCGGCTTTGCACCCGATGACGCGCGGGTCGTCGTTGACCAGGATCTGCGAGGCCTCGGTCTTGTTCTCCTGCAAAGTCCCGAGCGGCCGGTACAAGCTGCCCGGCGCGACACCGGTGTTCACCTCATAGGTGCGGTCGAAGAACAGCGAGATGTCCAGCGTCGAGGCAAGGCCGATCACGTACACGCCCGTGTCCGCAGACAGCCGACGGTACTGCGGCAGCACCAGCGACGAGTTGCTGTCGATCCCGTGCTGCACCGTCACAATGCTCGGGTTGAACAAGAACTCGCAACCGTACAAGGTACCGCCCTGCGCCTGCGACTGCGCCTGCACGATCAGACCACGCGCAAGACCTGTCGCAGGGGCGATCGGCCCGATGAACCCCGGAGGACGCGGAGCCTCGTAACTGCCCCGCAGCAGCGGCTGCCGGTTCATCCGCGGGTCGAACGCCAACTGCGTGAAGACCTGGTTGCTTGAGCCGTACGGGTAGGCAACCTGGCCGATCCCGGGAGCTGGACTGGTCACATTCCCACCGCCATCGCCTTGATCCTGGGATCGCCCACGATCGCATCCACGATCGCGCTGCCGGTTTGCTGCGCCGTCTGCGCCGTCACCTGGCCGCCGATCGAGATTTGGATCGAACCCGGCCGGAAGTGCAGCGTCACCCCGCTCGACCCCTTCGCCGCCGCGCCCGCGCTGCCCTGGCCGAGGGCATCGGAGATCACCGCGTTGCGCACCGACTGCGCCGCGCTCGCCGGGAGCACCATCTCGCCCTTGTGCAGCTGTGCGATCTGATCCGACGGAAGATCCCACGCACCGGCCGCATACCCCACGTACGGTTTTCCGGCCTTGACAGCCTTGACACCCGGAACGTTGTCCAGGCTCTTGTACGTTGCGATGGCGTAGCGGACACCGGCGATGATGTTGTCGACCGGGTTCCAGATGTCCTTGTGTCCCGCCATCGCGTGCGCGGCGAACGTGCTCGGGATCGTCTGCATGATCCCCTCCGACGGGTGCCCGGCCGCGGCATTGCTGTCGTAGAGGTTGATACTCCACGGGTCACCGGAGGACTCGCCGGTGATGATGTCCTTGATGTCGCCGATGTTGTCCGGGGACAACGGCATGTTCATGTCGGTCAGCGCCGTGGTGATCCACTGCTGGACGGTGCCAGCGGGCTTCTTGCCCGAAGGCACCTTGTAGGTGTGCCCGTACGCGTCCTTGACCGTCCCGGTCAACTGCGTCGACCCGCTCGCGCCCGGCGCCCCGGCCGCAGTGCCCGCGAACGGGTTGGCACCGAACGTCGAAGTCAGCGACGTGGCACCGAACGGGGAATCCGCGGCCGACATCCGAAGCGACGCGGTGAGCTTGTCCGTCGTGGCCGCCTGCGCATTCAACTCCAACGCCTGCAACTCGCTCGTACCCGCCGCAAGCCCCGACCCCGAGGTCATCGTGTCGGTCGCATTCCCCGTCGTTGCCGCATTGCCGCCGGAGGCCGCTGTGTTCTGCGTCGCCGAAGAACCGATCTGCACGATGCGCCTCGCCGCGACGAACTCGCCCGGCGAGTAACCCCGGATCCACACCACGGTCCCGGAGTGCCGCGCCTCGACCACCTTGCCCCCGCCGATGCACATCATCACGTGCCCGGGATACGGGAACATCAGGTCACCGGGCAGCGCCTCGGACGGCTTCACCGGCGAACCGGCCGCCATCTGCTGCTCGCTGGTGCGCGGGATGGAGATCCCTGCCTGCTTGTACGCGAACTGCATCAGGCCCGAGCAGTCGAACGCGTCCGGCCCGGTCGCACCGTGCACGTACGGCTTGCCGACCTGCGCGACGGCAGCAGCCACCACCCTGCTCACAGTGCTCGACGTCGCGTTGCTCGCTCCCAGCGCCGGAGTGACCGAGCTCGGCCCCGCGGTCGAGGTAGTGCCGTTATCGGTGCCACCGCCGATCGACCCCGTCGTGTAGTCGTAGCCAGCAGGCACCGACGGCGAGCTCGCCGCAGCGGCCGGGGAGCTGTTGGCCGCCGAATACCCGGATCCGCCGCTGATCCAGTCGTACAGGCCCTGCCCCAGGCCGATCGCCCCGCCGATGATCGCACCGGCCGCCGTACCGACCACGGGGACTACGGAACCGACCAGGGCACCGGCGCCCGCATACGCGGCCGTGTTGCCCGCGACCTTCAAGCCGCTACTGACCCAGGAGTCCCCAGCTCCCGTGTGCCCGTAGACGTTGGACGCCAGCCAGTTGTTCAAGTGCGCGCCACCGTAGGCGATGCCCGCGCCGCCCAGCACCCCAGCACCAAGACTCAACCCGCCCGCGGCCCCGATGGTGCCCTCGGCCGCCGCAGCAGCGGACTCGGACGCTGCAGCCTGCTCCGGCAGGTCGAACAACGTTCCCTGCACCCCGGCGCGTCCTGCTTGCCCGCCCATCTCGAACAGCGGTTCCTGCACGCCACCAGCGCTCATGGCGGCCGACTCGCTCTCGCCAGCCGCCTGCTCCGCAGTACCGGCCGCGGAGCTGCCGAACCGGGAGCGCAGCGTATTCCACCCGCTGGCGATCCGTCCCGAGCCCCATCGGGTCACGCGACCCAGCGCATAGTTACCGGCCACGTTCGCACCGATGTTCCCGGCCATACCGAGCATGCCGCCCGCGCCGCCGCCGGTGGAGAACGACCCGAACCCGCCGTAGCCCCCGTAGCCCATGCCGCCGGACCCGGCTAGGTAGGCCGCGGACGAAGCCATGCCGCCGAACGCGCTGCCGACCCCGGAGACCCCTCCGATCAGGCTGGAGGCACCGGTCGAGCTCAGGATCGCGCCCAGCACCTCGTTGAACTGCGTCAGCAGCGTCGTCGACTGCTGCAGCGTGTCGTTGAAAGACCCCGACTGGTCAGCCAGATTGCTCGTCTGCGCCGCCTGCAGATTCTTGATCGACTGCACGGTCGAGGCGCCGATGCCGTACTTAGACAGCTGCGACTGCGCCGAGTTCGAACCCCGCGCGGCCTGGTTCAGCAAATCGTCGATCGTGCTGGGGTTCGCGCCCTTCTGGATCGCGATGTTGCGCTGGGACAGGTAGGTCTCCAGCATCCCGACCGTCGAAGACGACCACCCGGACTGCGCGGCGAGGTAGCGCAGGTTCGAATCGAGCGATCCGCCCTGCGACAACGCCGCGGCCATCGTGTTCGAGGAGACCGAGCTCTGGCCCTGGAAGGTGCGCCCGAAGACCGACTGCGCCACCTGCATCGGCGAATACGTCGAGGCGTTCACAGCGCCCGTGGCGGGCAGCCGGTAGCCGAGCGCGGCCATCATCTGGATCGAGCGCGGCGAGTACATGCTGTTCATCGCGGACGCGACCTGCGTCTGCGACATGTACGGGTTCGCATACCCCATCGCGTACATGTTCGACTGGCCAGCCAGCCACGACGCGTTCGCGCTGCCGTTGGCGTTGTACATCGGTGACCCGACGCCGTAGCTCAGCAGCCCGGCCGCGCTCGCCGCGTCCTGCACCGAGGCCGCGGTCGCGTTGATGTTCGATCCGCCGGTGCCGTAGATCATCCTCGTGGCCGCGGCCAGCGACGCTCCCATCCCGCCGTTGGCCAGGCCCGAGGTCCACATCGCGCGGGTCGCGGCGGTGTTCATCGTCACGAAGTTGTTGAGGTTCGCGGACCCGTACGCACCGGCCACCTGCAGCACGCCAGCACCGATACCCACAGCGCCGCGCCAACCGCCGTCGCCGTACCCGAACCCGCCGCCGGGAGCCGTCGGGGTGTTCGCGGAGGACGAGGACCCGAAGGTCGCGAACCCTCCGCCCCGGCCACCACCGGCCCCGCTGAGAGCTCCGGACGCACGCTGACCGAAGGTCGTCAGCTTGCTGACCCACGACGAGTAGCCCCCGGCTCCCGTGCCGGAGGCGGTTCCCGCCCGCGCGCCGGAGGAGATGCCCGTCGAGGTGGCGGAGGCGCCCGCGGTTCCCTTCTCCGCGGCCCCCAGCGCGGCCCCGAGCCGGGTGACGAAGGAGTCGAGACTGGAGGTGAGCTGGCCGACCGTGGCCGCGAGGGAGTCGACCTGCCGCTGAAGCTGGTCAACACCGAGCATGCCCTGCCCGGCCGGGATCTCATCGGCCATCGTTCCTCCTCTCAGCCGTCCACCTGTCGATGGCGAGCCACCACCGGCGCTCGCGCACCGGCATCCGCTTGATCTCGGTCAGCGTCCAGCCGGGATGCGCCGCCGACAGGGCCCGCACATCCCGGTAGAACTCGTAGCTGCTGGACTCGTCAGCGAAACAGGGCGCCGAGCGGGAGCGCCACCTGCACTTCCTTCCCGCAGTCCTCGTGCACGAGCTCGATCGCGTCCAGGCGCGGCCCGTAGGTGTGCTTGGCCATCGCCGTGATCAGCAGCTTGCGGTCGGCCATCCCGAGTTGGCGCCCGAGATCCGGGTTGCCCTGCACGACGCTGCCGTCGGGCTCCGTGATGCGCAGCACGCACCGCCCGATCATGATCGAGTTCTGCTGCGCGACGGTCAGCGATTCGTCGGCGAACAGCGCCGCCTGGTCCTCGCCGTTGGGAAGCCGCACCCACGCGACCCGGTCGCCGCGCAGCGCCACGTCGTACTCCCGCTCACCGCGCGGGGGCGCCGCAACCTCCACAGTTCTGAGGTCGAAGACCAGGTCGGTGCGCTCCCCGCACTCCGGGCAGATCCACCCGTCCCACCGGTACTCGGGGCCGTAGGTGGCGATCCGGACCGCGAGCACGAGGGTGTCGCGGTCCGCGAGCGTCGCCGAGCGCAGCAGCCGGTCGGTGGCCCTGCACGTGTCGATCTCCACGGTTCCCCGGCGCAGCAGCGTGTCGAAGTACCGGAACGGGTTGGCTCCGACCCGCGCCAGCTCCTCCTCGTCCTCGCCGTTTAGCTCCCGAACCTGCGCGACGTTGCGCACCTCGCCGTCGACCTCGATGCCCACCGGCAGCTGGCACAAGGTGGACGAGGGCGACGGCGGCTCGGGTGCGGCACCGGCGTCGAAGATCCCGGCGAGCGCCTGGTTGGCCGCCATCGGGTCCTCGGTCGCGTCGATCGTAGTCGTACCCTGAGCCCGGGCAAACGCGTCGAAGTCCGTGAAGTTCTCGTACTGCATGTCTGCTCCTTGATGTTATGGATCAGGTGGGGGTGGGGGCCGTCTTGCTCGATCCCGGGCCGGAGGCGAAGTTGACCATCCAGCCTTCGTGGGCGAGCGTGAGCTGAGTGACCATGAACATGTTGTTGGCCGCGTCGAAGTCGTTGAAGCTCACCTGTGTAGGCCAAGCGTTGTAGACCCGGAAGGCGGCCTTGACCGCGGCCGTCGGGGTGGTGACCGGGTGCTCCAGCACGAGGATGTCGACATTCGCGCGGAAGTCCTGGCTGTTGTCCCATGTTCCGGTGCCCTGCTGGACGGTGAAGGTCGTGGTGAGCCAGTCGATCAGGTTCGCGTCGCCGAGGATGACGCCCTTCTGAAGGACAATCGGACCAAAATCGGACTGTCCGGGCATCTTCTGCGTTGTAGTGTTATAGCCGCCCTGACGGTACGAAATGATGTCAGTCTGGACACCAAGTCCCGAAACGGACATGAAGCCGAGGGCGACGTTCGAGTTCGGGTTCGACGCCGTCACCAGCGGCGAGTTGATGATCACGTGGAACTTGAACGCCCTGAGCGGGTCGGTCTTGTAGTTCGCCTGCGAAGCAAACTGCTTCACGGTGTTGTTGGCCATTCCGGCGCTTCCTCTCAGTCTCTCAGTGCGCCGGATCAGACCAGCGAGTTGCTGGTCGAGGTGGTCGAGTCGAACAATCCGATGTCGATGACGATGTACTCGGCCGGTGCCGCAAGCGCCACACCGACGGTGATGTTCACCACGCCGTTGGCCATGGTCGCGGCCGTGTTGTTCGTGCTGTCGCACGTCACGTAGAACGCCGAGGACGCCACGGTCGAGGCGAGATACCCGGACTGCATCAGCCCCGTGAGCTGCTGGGTGATGATCGAGGAGATCTTGCCCCACAGCACCGAGCTGTTCGGCATGAACAGCGCGAACTGCACCGCCCGCGTCAGCAGGTTCTCGATGTACATCAGCGTCCTGCGGATGCTGATGTACCGCGACGGCATCCCGTAGTCGAGCGTCCGGCCGCCCACGATGCACAGGCCGTAGCCCGGGATCGACCGGATGACGTTGATACCCGCCGTGTTGAGCGTGTCCAAGTCCGAGTTCAGAAACGTCGTGTCCACACCCACCACGCCGACCAGCGCCGTACTGGTACCGGCCGGAGTCTGGTACGGCCCGGCGTTCGCGTCCGAGACCATGTACTGACCCAGGACCGCACCGCCCGGCGGAAGCGTCCGGACCGCACCGGCCGCCAGCGACGACGGGTCAGCGCAGACCAGCCACGGACCGTACACCGCGCCGTAGCTCGACTTCGTCAGCGTCGTGCCCGTGGTCGTGGTCGGGCTCAGCTGCATGTACGCCGTCACGGTCGCCGACTCAGTGCTCGAACCCTGCGGCCCGTCGATGACCATGAACACGTTGCCCACGCTCGCGCACCACGCCAGCAGCGGGTTGATCGTCGTCGGGGACGAGACGCCCGGCAGGTTCAGCATCAAAATCCCCGGCAGCGTCGCGATCGACTCGGCCGCCGTCACCAGGTTGATGTTGGCCGCCGTGCCGTCCGCACCGCCGGTCAGCGGAGTGCCGGACTGCGCCGCCGGAGTCTGCGCGGTCGTCCACGGCGAGACGGTCGAGACGTAGCTGACGCTGACGGTCGCAGACCCCGTGGTCGGCGAGTTGACCATCGTGATCAGGTACCGCGGGTCCGTCGGATTCAGCGTCACATCCAGGAACCGGTCGACGATATTCGCCACCGTGCCGACCGAGACCAGGAAGTCGAACCGACCGGCCGTGGCCGAGGCGTTGATCGTGACGTACACGTTGTTGCTGTACGCGCCGACGGCCTTCGACGTGATCGTCAGAAGGTTCGCGGGCGTCGCCTGCTGGTCCTTGAGCGTCACAGAACCGGCCAGCGCGTCCGAGGCCACGGCCCGCACGATGTAGCAGCCCGAGCCCCCGTTCTGAAAGAACTCATACACGCTGTACGGCAACAGCGACGTGGTGTCGCCGAAACCGTTGTACGCCGCCGCATACGCGGACCACGACGAGACGTACGTGGGAGCGGACGGCCCGTAGGTCGCGGTGCCGACGAAAACGGGCGTGGCCGTCCCGTTGTCGGTGGTGGTGGAGGCGATCGGCGTCAGCGTCTCGCTGATGTAGACGCCGGGGCGCCCGAGTGAAGTCATCTGGGCTCTCCTTGCTAGTCCGCCGGACCGATCTGCGAGACGGTCAGGTCGAGGGAGGTGGTCTCGGGGACCGGGTCAAGAGGGGCCCAGATGAGTTCTCCGGTGGTACGAACACGCCATGTCGCGGTGAGCAACCGCTTGCCTTCCCCGTCGAGGACGGAGTCGGTAACCGGGCCGCCGGTCACCTCGAAGCGCCGCAGGGTTCCGTCCTGCGGCACTTCCAAGTAACCGAGTCGGCCGGGCAGGTAGTCGAAGCCCGCGAGCCGCGCCAGCAGTGCACTGCGGTGCAGTGCCTTGCGGCAGTACAACGTCACGATCCAGTCGATGTTCACCGGCTGCGGCATCTGCGTGTAGAGCTGCATACCGGCATCCGGTGTCGCGTACCCCTCCGGCGTATACGCCACAGGCCCGTAGCCGGAGTGCGCCCGCTCGGGGTCGATCGACCAGCTCGGCTCGTCGATGACGATCACCGGGAAGACCTGGTCGGCCAGCTCCTGCTCGGGAGCCCGGAACCGCACGGGCACATCGCGGCCGATCGGGTCGTTGGCGTCGGTGACCGTCAGCCCGCCGAGCTTCGCCTTGATGGCCTCGTTCTCGTTGTACAGAAACGGCACCGTGAACCCTCCTCCCAGACCGCAGGGGCGCGCATCGCTTGCACTCCCAGCGTCCTAGAAGACAGGGCACGGATGTTAGGTACTTGTGTCGTTGTTGTCGGGGTCGACACCCCACGCCGCGAACTGCGGATCATCCGCCAGCTCATCCGCGTTCACCTGAATCGCCTCGATCGCCAGGATCAAGTCCGCGCGCTGCACCTGGCCCAGGCTCAGAATCCGCGTGATCCGGAACACCTTGCCGTCGTACACACACCGATCCTTCAGGTACCGCTCATCCCGAAGGTCCGGGATCGACAGCCCCGTCCGCGTGAACTGCCGGAACGCCACCGTCGCCTGCAGCGTGTCGCTGGAATAGAACCCGACCGTCCCACCGGCCCGGTTATCGCCCTGCGTATGTACGATGTGCAGCACCGGCAGCACGATCGGCCCGAGGTACTGCTTACCCGCACCCACGGCCTCGTCGTAGACCGGGTCGACCTGCGAGAGATCGCGCTCGAACCGGTAGTAGTCCAGCTGATCACCGTACTGCGACTGCCACGCCCTCAGCGCATCCGCGATGGCCCGGTCCTCATACCCGACACCGAACCGGCCCCGCTTCCAATCCGTCCGGCTCACCACCAACCACCACCGAATCCCGGGTTCGGGATCTCCGAGGTGTCGTCATTCGGATGGTCGACCGGCGGCAGCTCCCGCACCGCCTGGCCGTAGTCGTCGTACTCCCGCTCCCGGTAGATCGGCACCAGCCTGCTCGTCGTGCGCGAAACACGCCGCAGCTCCGAGACCTCGATCCGCCACAACCCGATATTCAACTGCTGGCAGATGTCCTGGTACCGGGCCGTGGTCGCATCGATCATCGCCATCAACTGCTGGAACCGCTGGCCCCGGTCGATATGCGTGCCCTCGACCGTGTCCACGTTCACGTCGCTGGCCGCGTCCGTCGCCAGCTTCCACAGCGCGTTGACCACGCCGAGCAGCACCAGCGGCAGCTCCTCGACCTCCGGCATCGTCGCCAGGCTCACCGGAGTATCCACATACTCGATGAACCCGTGGCTGTCCTTGGCCCTGGCCGAGACGAACCGCTTGTGGAAGAACGACGCCTGCGCATCCCGCGCCGCCTGCAGCAGCTCGGACTGCGACAGCATCCCCGACCCCAGCCCCGTCACCACCAGAATCGCGCCCTGCGGCAACGGATTGAGCGCGTTGAGCAGCACGATCCGGCCCTCGACGTCCATCAGCTGGTAGTCCGGGCCCTCCGTCAGCGGCCTGCTCGACCCGTTCTGCGTCACCGTCACCGACGTCAGATACGCGATCGAGCCCTGCGACAAGTCGTAGTAGCCCTGCTCACCGGTGCCCATGTACACGTCCTGGAAAGGGGCGCCGAGATCGCCCAGCTCCTCACGCATCCGCGCGATCAGCTCTGACTCCTGCACGACGCCCTCCTCTCAGGACAGACCCATCACCAGCGCGCCGATGGCGATCTGGAGCGAAGCGTTCTGGCTCGCGGACCCCGGAGTATCGAAGGTCCAATACATCAGCGGCGTACCGGAGACACCCGTGAGCGCGGTCACCAGCGCACACCCGACCGCAGCAGCCCCGATACCCGCGCTGCCGGTGAACGGCCCGAACAGCACCGCGGTCGAGTTGCTGATCTGGTAGACGCTGGAGGCGTTCAGGGCCGCGGCCGACCACGACACCGGCTGCCGCGCGTATCCGGCGGCCGAGACCTCCGGGTACGTCGAGAGCGACGCCATGTTCGACGGCGCCGCCGTCACCAGCATCAGGTAGGTGCTGAACCCGGTCGCCGTCACCAGCGACGTTGAGAGCGTCCCCGACAGATAGTCGAGGCACCTCTGCGAACCCACGGGAGTGAACTGACCGGACATCAGGCCACCGGCTTCCTCGGTGTCGGATCCTTCTCCGACGGTGCGAACCGCTCGGAGAAGGTACGGATCGGAATCGCCAGACAGCGCGCGTGCTCCAGGTACACGTACTCGCCGTCCGCATCGCGCGTCGGCAGCCCGTAGTACCGGTAGACCACGATCACCTGCTCGGACTCCGAGCGCCCGACACCCGGAGTGCCGCGCTCGACCACGTCGAGAACGCTCACCAGGGCGCCGGGCTGAATGCTGTGTTCGCCTTCACCGATACCGGGGCCGTCTTCCAGCTCGAAGACCATCCCGGGCGCGATGGTGGCGCGCTTGTCGGCGGCCATCAGTGGTGAACGAACCCGAGCCGGTCGAGGTGGTCCGCCCAGTCTTTGCTGATGATGTACGTGCGGCCCGCCTCGAAGCTGCGCGTGTTGCCGTGACCGTAGGTCGTGTCTGGCAGGTCGGTGTTGATGGTGACCTTCCGGGTGGCCTGGTTGACCTCCACGCCGCCGACCTCGACGCCGTCCGGCACCCGGTCCTCCGGCTCCGGCGGCAGGGTCAGGTCGATGACCTCGTCCTTCTCCGCCTCGATCTCGGCGGCGGTCACCATCGAAAGCTCGGCCGCGCGGGCGTTGGCCTCGTCGCGCTCCTTGGCCAGCCGCTGCGCCTCCCGTCCGGTGTAGTCCTGCGGGCGCTTGCGCTGAGTTGCGGGCATGCTCGTTTCTCCTTGTCAAAGCTCTACGTGCGGGGGAGGGGCGCCCCGGTGTGGGGCGCCCCATGAACCGTCAGTTGGTCTGGGTCACGACAACGGATTGATCCGTGATCAGGCCCATGCCGAGGATCGCGTACCCTCGCTGTTACCTCTCCGGTCTCCCGGAGCGGCCAGGTCATTTCTGCCTGGCTCTGCGTCTCTCGATCGCAGCTCGGACTATATCTTTACCTCAAGGCATTGAGGTATCGCGTACATAGTCTCTGAACCTTCCCGTCGGCGTGTGCCAGGCGGGCTCGGCTGCTGATAACCCCTGCTGGCAGCTTCTCGAACCGTCGCGCTTGGACTTTCGTCCTACGCTGTGGTGCTGTCAGGTGATACGGGCTTCCCAGCAATTCTCGCGATTTTCACTCACGGCTCACGCCGCGAGGGCCCAGTCATTGCGATAGGCGAGTGCATGTTCACGGCCGAAGTCCAAGACCCCGCCGTCCCTCAGCTCCACAGGGAGGCTGATGGCGTGGCCGAAGGCGTTGTCCCCGATCGTGATCGCGTTGTAGACGAGCTGCGACGCGGTGTTGGTCGTCGAGGTGACCTGAGTCGTCTCGATGAACACCTGGTCGAACAGGCGGCCGATCTCACCGAGCATGAAGTTGCCGGGAGCGGCGTACTTCGTGCAAATCTGTTACCACCCTTGCGGGCGGCCAGGTCATTTCTGCCTGGCTCTGCATCTTTGCCATCGATGCAGTTCGGACTGTATCTTCGGCTCCAGTCCCGGTCGGTTGTACTGACCTTCCGGACCTATCGGAGTCGCCTCGCGTGCAGTCTCTACGGACTCCCCAGTACGGGTTGCCTCGGTATTCCCCAGTCGATCTTGGAGGGGTTCACCGATACAGCGTGGTGCGCACTGATCCATCGCTGGATCAGGGGGCCACATCGACCTCGATGAATTCGGGCTGCTCTCGCAGGTGCCTACTCTGGTGGGGGTGGACGAAGGTCACGTAGGTCTCGCCGATGCGCGGGACGTTCTTCGTGGCCAGGGTCTCGCTGATGTCGCGCAGCGCCGACGGGGTCAGGTAGTACCCGCCCGTCAGGCCGTTGGTGCTCGTGCCCACGGTGCCGAAGTCGTACGGCGAGTTCGCCGTCATCGTCGCGGTCGGCGACTTGTAGTAGCCGAACAGCAGCGTGGAGGCGGTGAGAAGGGTGTTCTCCGCCATGTAGTCCAGGTACTGAGCCATGTTGCGGCCCAGCAGCCGGGACGCCGACGCCATGACGTCGTCGAACGAGGCGTTGAGCAGAAGCTCGGTGACAGCCACCGCATATCCTTGCTCTGCCACGGTAATGGAGAACTGGCTGGCAGTGAGCGCGTTGGTCTGCATGCGCACACCTTCCACGAGCTGCGAGGCAGCGCCGAGGTTGTTGTATCGCATGAAGTTGATGGTAAGGCCCGGAGCCACTCCGAGCTCAGTCTTCTTGACAGCGAACTGCTCGAACCGCAGGATCGGCATCGCCTGGAACAAGATCTCCTTGGCAAGCTGTTACCTCCCCGGTCTCCCAGGGCGGGCTGGTCATTTCTGCCAGCCTCTGCATCTTTGCCATCGATGCAGCTCGGACTATAACTTCGGCTCCAGTTCCGGCCGGTTGTACCGACCTTCCGGTCCTGTCGGAGTCGCCACACGTTTAGTCTCTACGGACTTCCCGGTACGGGTTGCCTCGGTATTCCCCAGTTGATCTTGGTGGGGTTCACCGATACGGTGCGGTGCACCTGACACGTCGCCGCGTCAGGGGGCCCTATCAAGACCAGATCGTCTGGATCGCGGGGGTCAGCTGGCTGTTGCTCCCGCTGTAGTTGGTCGGGCTCGCCGAGAGATTCGGCGTCCCGGTGATGGCACTGGCCATATCAGCCTCTCAGGACGTTGGGTTTGATCATCGACCGCGCTGACCGTTTCGGTACTGCGCGCTGGCTGCCCCGAGTAGCTGTGTCCGAATTGCTGAGTACTCGGCCATCGACATGCCCTTGAGCTCGTCGACCGAGTACGACTTGGTGGCCGTGCCTCCGATGGGGTCCGTGTTCGGCCTGCCGGTCGGTGAGACCGGCCGCGGTGGTGCGTAGGCGGACTGGGCCGCCTGGATCGAGTCGAGGATCTGGTTGGTCTTCGCCGTCAGATTCTCGATCGAAGCATCGATCTCCTCGCGGGAGTTGCCGCCGACGAGGTCGAGGAGTTCCGGCGCGATCTGGTTGCTCGCGTCCTGGAGCCGCTGCGCCTTGTAGGACTGCAGCTCGTTGTACTCCCGCTCCCTCTGGAAGATCAGGCGCTCTTCCTCGCGCTGGCGCTGGATCTCCTCGATCTGCGCCTGGAGTTCGGCCTGCCGGGCGTCGGCGTACTGCTTGGCCGACATCTCGGCCTCGGCACGCTCGCGCTCGATCTTCTCCTCGGCCGCGCGAGCCGCGGCTTCGGCTTCGGCGCGGGCCTTTTCGGCGGCCTCGCGTTCGGCGGCCATGGCGGCGAACTTCGCCTCCAGGTCCTCCACCTTGTTCAGGCGGGCGTAGAGCTTGTCCTTCTCCTGCTGGCGCGCTCGGTTGAGGTCTTCCTCGGTGAAGGTCCGCTGTGCCGGGGGCGCTGCAGCAGGCTCCGGCGGAAGCGGGATGGTGACCTCGGTGCCGTTGCTCATGTCACGTCTCCTGATCCAGTACGGTGTCCGGATTCCTCCGCTGGGCCAACTTGGTCCCGGCGGCGAGTGCCACGAGTGAGTTCGTCAGTTGTGTTATGTCCGCCTGGCTTTGGGCGCCGGTGCCGGGCAGTCCCGGCAGGACGCCGGGGTTCTGGCCTGGTTCGCCGGGCTGTGGAGCTGGCGGTGGCGGGTCGACCCCTTCGGGGGTCATTCCCGTCTCTTGGAAGATAGCACTTGATATGCGTGCCTTGAGCATGTCAAGTGCACCCTGAAGATTCGCCTCATCCAGCTGCTCGTCGAAGATCTCTGCGAGCACGTCGGCAGGGAACTCCTCGCCCAGGGCCCGCAGGGCGCCGCGCTTGCTCATCAGGCCGAGGCCGAGCTTGGCCTGGATCTCGTTGAGCAGCACCAGGACGTCGACTGGAAGCGGCGGCGGCCACTCGCAGTAGGTGACGTAGTTCTCAGGCAGCTGAGGATCGAGCCGGTCGGGCTGGTCGTCCTCGGTCTTGAGCCCGTCAAGGTCTTCGTCGTAGTCCAGGGTCTCGGGCTCGTAGATCCACAGGGTCCGGAGAATGAGTGTGTTGATCTTCCGGAAGCCAGCGCCGTACTGGACCGTCTTGTAATGCCACTTCAACATGGCTGGCTGGTACATAATGGCCAGCGCAACCCCACTCGTGTTCGAAATTGGCTGGGTTTGCCCGAGTGCATTCTCCGGAACGCCGGTCAGCTCGTGCATACCGCGCTTCAGTAGCTCCAGGTACGCGAGCGGGCCGTTGAGGTCGACGCCGTTCTCCAGCGTCTCGACCCGGGCGTCTTTCGGCAGGCCGCCCCACAGTTTCTTCGGACCCTTCTCAAGGTTCGAAGTTTTGGCACCGAACACCACATTCACCGGCGCAGCGTGGTAGTTAACGATGTCGGCGATGTTCGTCGCCTGCTCGTTGAACTCCCTGTTCAGGCTGATGATGTCGGCGATGTCCGACAGGCCCCACGGCGAGCCGGGGACCGGGATGTTGGCGATGTGCACGACCGGGATCTGGCCGAGACCGTTCGGGCGCGAATCGATGAGCTCGTCGTTGATGTACTCCTCGACCTGCTCGTCGGTGATGATCTCGGTGTAAGTGAAGACGGCCCGGGTCCCCTCGGTTGAGGTGCCGTAGAAGCGGTACTTCAGCTTGACGGCTTGTTACTCACGCATTGCTACGTGGGGCTGGTCATTTCTGCCAGCCTCTGCATGTCTCCATGCAGCCCCGACCATATCTTCGCCCGCAGGGGGCGGTCCGTACATGGTCTGTGAACCTTCCCCAGTGAAGGGGCTCGGCTGCTGATTGTCCCTACCCTCAGCTTTTCAAGCCGTCACGCTCGGGCTTTCGCCCCACGTTGTGGCGCTGAGGTCTAACAGGATGTCCCAGCAATTCTCGGACTTTTCACTGATCCATTGCTGGATCAGGCGGCCTGAGACCGAATGAGACGATCAGGATCGTGCGGGTGGTACTCCGGGAAGCAGAACGACGGGTTCAACGCCAAGATCCGCACCCGGCCAGGATGTCGCAGGCCCGAGGAGTCCTCCCACGCCGGTTCATACGCGATCTTGATGAACGCATCACCGTTGACACCGCCGAGCTCGCCCATGTCGAGCAGCAGCCGCGGCTTGTCGTTGTCGACCTCCCACACGCGCTTGAGCTGCGCCGGGACGATGTGCTCGATCCCCTTCTCGGTGGTGAAGTGCACGCCCTTGGAGAAGACGAAGTTCGTCAACCACCTGCTCATGGCGCCGACGTAGTTGAACGTGAGCTGGGGCTCACCGGCCTCGCGCCGGTAGCCCCAGTGGTGGCCCAGGAAGAAGGCCATGTTGGTGGCGTACCGGTTCAATCTCGGTCCGTGGCAAGCTGTTACCTCCCCGGTCTCCCAGGGCGGGCTGGTCATTTCTGCCAGCCTCTGCACCTTTGCCATAGGTGCAGTTCGGACTGTATCTTCGGCTCCAGTCCCGCTCAGCTGTTCCGGCTGAGCGAACCTATCGGAGTCGCCACGCGTGCAGTCTCTACGGAGTCCCCGGAACGGGTTCCCTCGGTATTCCCCAAGGTTGGCGGGGTTCACCGATACAGCGCAGTGCACCTGACACGTCGCCGCGTCAGGGGGCCCTGAAAAAGACCTCGAACTCCTCGTCAGCGAGCTCGACCAGACCGAGTGGTGATATGGCAACCGTCAGGTCGGACGCGGCTGCGCGCATCGACGGCGACGGGAAACTCATCGCCACTTAGTGCCCTCCTCCCACTTGCTTGTGCATGGCGCCCGTGAGGTTGGCGCCGGATAGGCCCGCGGCGACCGCCGTCCATGCCTTGCGCCGCTCTTCGCGGAGCATGTGGTGGTGCAGTTGGGCCGCGTGCATGTATCGGTGGGCGCGGTCCTCGTCGTGCTGGTCCCACTCCTTGCGTTGGCGCTCGCGCTTCTCGTCCTCCCAGGACGCGTCGGACTCCATGCGCGACCGGCCGTGTGCCTGGGTGAGGCGCTTGTGCGTCAGGTCAGCCTGCGCCGAGGCGTGCTTGACCTGTCGGAGCTTCGCCTCGTCGGCAGCCTTCGCCAGCTCGTGCTGGTGCATGGCGAGCTGGTGTTCGTGTCCGGCTTGCTTCGACGCCGTCTGGATCTTCCGGTCGTTGTTGTCGTGGCCGGACATGAGCTTGGCGTGCGCGACCTTGTGCTGCTCCATCTCGGACTGCGCCTGGGTTTGCTTCGTCTTGGCCAGGCGCCGCTCGTTGTAGTGCTTGGTCGCCGCCGCGGTCGAGTTGCGCTTGTGCTCCAGCTCGGCCGCGTCGTTCTTGATGCGCGCCCCACGGACGTCTTCGTGGACCTTGTCGTTCTGCAGCCGCAGCCCGCGCTCGAACTCGTCTTCCTTCGGAGCCGCCTTCTTGGCCGAAGGCTTCGCTGCCGGTTCCACCGGCGTGCGCGGCATGCCGGTCAGTCCCTGATGACTTCGGCGGAGACGCGGTCCTGGTGGCGGCCGTCGCGGATGACGGCTTCGTACCGCTGCTCGGCGACCGGCGAGACGCCGTGCGCGAAGTCGGACAGGAAGCTCGGCGCGTCGGGCCACGCGGCCGAGCCCAGGTGGGCGCGCTCCTGCATGGTCTCGGCGGCGGCCTTCTCGTACACGTTGAGGTTGTGGTTCGGGCGGCCGGGCGGGGTGTGGTAGCCCTGCATGGCGCCTTTGACGAAGTCCGCAGGCACCGAGGTGTCCGTGGATATGCCTTCCTCGAATCGCAGGACGCCGCGTCGCTGCGGGTTGGAGGTCTGCACGGCCTCGTACATCTGACCGGCGCGCTCCGGGTACTGGGGTGCCGGGGAAAGACCCATGGCAATCTCCTCACATTCGGCTACTACTAATCGTGGGACCGAGTGGGGATGCGTGTTAGTGCGCTTCGTTCGAAACGCTGGCCGCCTGCGTGGCCTCGCGCGCGTGCAGCGACGCCTGGGCGGACGAGAGCCCGTCGTAGTCGGTCGCAAGGTTCGCGTAGAGCGAGTAGAAGGTGTTGATCAGCAGGCCGAGGCCGAGCCAGACCTTCGGGAAGCCAAAGAACAGCAGGCCGACCACCGGGAAGTTGATCAGCCAGTAGACGCACGCCACCTTGTGGACGCGGATCTGCACGCGCGGGTCGTCGCCCAGGCCCTTCACGAACCGGCCCACCCAGCTGTGCCGCGGGCGCGGCCGGTGCAGCCGGGAATCGAGCTCGGCCAGCTTCGCCAGCACCTGCTCCTCGAAGCCCTCGCTTGCGCTCATTGCCCGACCTTCCGTGCCGGGACGAACTCGGCCGGGGCCGGAGCGCCGACGCGCTTGAACCGGTTGGCCTCCCACAGCGGACCCGGCAGCATGTGGATGCCGTAGTGGGTCCTGTGATGGGCCGAGCAGAGCACTTCCAGGTTGCCGGGAGATTCGGCCCAGGCCTGGAAATCCTCGTCGTCCTCGAAGTGCAGTCCCAGGGCCTGTTCGATCTTGTGCGGGTCGACCGAGGGGATCATCGAGAACTCGACGTGCGTGTGGTGCAGCTCCGGCTGGCCCTCGCACAGCTCGTCGTCGATGATGCACTTCCACAGGCCCTGGCGCTTGAGGCGCGCCTTGGCCTGCTCGAACAGGTGGTAGTGCGGGTCACCCTCGCGCGGGTCGTGCTCGGCGATGTGCTGGACGATGTGGATCGTCGAGCTCTGGTCGTGCGCGGCGACCCGCTTGCCCTCGGCCACGGTCACCGCATCCAGACGGCGAGCCACGCGCTGAAGGTGACCGACGGGGTCGTGCCCGCGACCGTGAACGAGAACTGGCCCTGGTTGAAGATCGGGCCCGCGACCGCAGCCGCCCACACCTCACCGACCGCGGTCAGCGCCGCGGTGGTCAGGACCGCGGACGGGTTGAGGCTGACGCCGTCCGGCGACTCGTTGTAGGCGACGGTCAGGGACGGGGTGCCGCTGCCGGAGATCGCGGTGAGGTTGACGATCAGCCGCGCCTTGGCGCCGACGCCGATGTAGGGCAGGTTGACGAACGCGCTCTGGGCGGTCGCCGTCAGGGTCTGGGCGGAGACGATCGGGAGCATGTAGCCGGACTCGAAGGCCGGGTAGAGCTGGTCGACGGGAAGCGGGCTGCCGATGGCGAGCGTCATGCTGGGCTCCAGGGGAGGACTGCACCAGATGGAGACCGAGCGGGACGTAAGTCAAGACAAGAATAAGGTGCACGGGTGCGGGAGTGTCACCGCATCAGGAAGTTGTTGGACGCCTCGACCTCGGGCATGACTGCGTCCGCGGTGAGCGCGACCGCGTTGGCGAGCGAGTCGACGTAGTCGTCGTGGGCGTCGGCCGCCCGCGGGGCCTGCACGATGACGTGGGGGCCTTCGTACTTGAGCTCCGCGTCTTCCATCTGGGCTCTGAAGCGCCGGTGGGTCTTGAGGCGCTTGGCCTTGGAGTGGCCGGGCCAGGTCAGGTTGCCGGACGACATGAGCGACATCATGTGCTTCCATCGGGATGATTGGCTGGTGCGGTCGGACTTGAGCTCGATGATCTCGACGCCGGGCATTAGCACCTTGAGCCGGGAGGCGACGACGTCGCCGACGCCGCCGACGTCGATGCCGATCTGGTAGACGCTGTAGTTGGCCAGGAACTCGACGATGCGGAAGTACTGTTCCTCCCAGTCCATGCCGCTCAAGTCCAACCAGTTCAGGACGCGGTGCTCGTAGTTGCCGAACTCGTCAGGATACGACCAATTCACCCACACGACCGTCACCACCGTGGAGTCTTGCTTGCGGGCCGGGTCGATGCCGACCAGGACGGGGGATCGGTGGAAGGCGTGGACGACCTGCATGGAGGGGTCGGAGAGCTCATCCATCCGTTCGGCGGTGGTGAGCATGCCCTGTTCCAGCAGCCAGATCAGTCTGTAGCTCAGCTTGAACTCGTCGGAGTCCTCGCCGATCCGCAGCATCTCCTTGTTGACGAAGCGCCGGTAGTTCTCGTTCGAGCGGGCGACGACCTTCCAGTCCGCCTCGAAGTGGTTCTGCTTCGCCCCGCGCCGGTTGGCCTTGCGCTTGTTGGCCTGGATCTGCCGGTAGAAGACTCCCTTGGTGTAGGTCGGCGTGCCGGTCCACACGGAGGTTGCGTTGGTCGAGGCGCCCATCGGGCTGATCGACTTGTTGACGACCTTCTCTTCGGCGTCCTGGGCCTCGTCGATCAGGATGATGTGATAGGTACGGCCCTCGATTTTCGCCCGTGGATGCGCGGTAGTCTTCCTGACCAGCGACTTCGACTTGCGCAGGCTGACTTCCTTGCCGCGGCCGATGACCTCGTCGGCGATCTCCGGGTCGGCGAGGATCGCCTTCGCCCGGTCGGAGGTCAGCCGCGCGACGATCCGGCCGAAAAGCGTGTCAGCCTGCTCATCCACGGGCGCGAACGCGCCGACCCACACGCCCTCGGCGAACTTCTCCAGCAACTCCGGGTAGATGGGCGCCAGCACCGGCAGGAAGATCATGAGAGTGGCGACGGTGTCGGAGACGGTCTCCGACTTGCCGGACTGCCGGGAGAAGAGCGCGGTAATCGTCTCGCCGTCGCCGATGATCACGGACTCGATAAAACGCCTGGCGAAAGGCCTCTGGTAGTCGCGCAGCGGGTGTCCGGATACCTCGTCGACCAGGACGAGGAGCTTGTCCACGAGGGAGTTGACGAACTCCTTCGAGAGTGGGTCGAGGTGCACCTCGCTGGCGCGCCTGGCTTCAGCCTCGGCCTCGGTCTCATCGCTGTAGGCCTCGACATAGCCCTCGGTCAGCACCTCGTGCATATTAACCCCTAGTCATGCTGGATCAGCATCAGGCTAGGTCGGGCGCTGTCGGGGTTGTTAGGTACAGTTGAGCGCATGACGCAGCTGCCCGGCGAGGAGTCCCGCCGCCTACTCGGTGAGCTCTCGCCGAACGGCACGCGCGAGGATTGGGTCGAGGTCTACAAGATCACGCTCGAAGGCGTGGAACTGATCGAGCTGTGCCAGAACCGCGACGGCACGGACGGCCGCAGCATCTACCTCACTCCCGCCAACATCGCCGAGCTCATCCCGCTGCTCAGCAGCAACCGGCCCGCGCCCCGCTTCGGCGAACCCTCGTACTTCATCGGCGCGCTCTCCCCGAACGGCCAGCGCGAGGACTTCCTCATCGAGGTGCGCCTCACACGCCAGGGCACGGACGCCAGGACCGAGCTGCAGCAGCGCTCCGGGAGCAACGGTCGCCGGAGCATCTACCTGACCAAGGTCAACAGGACCGAGCTGAGGCACATCCTGGAGAAGGTGACCGCGTGAGCGGGCAGATGTTCGGCGGTATGCACATCGACCGGTGCCGCGCCTGCGGCGAACCGCTCGGCTACGCCGCCAAGACGGGCAGCACCTCGTGCTCCGACTCGTGCCAGCAGCAGCGCAGGACGCGCCGCAACGAGCACCGCGACTCGCTCATCTGCCAGCTCGCGGCCCTGGGCAAGCCCCAGAAAGAGATCGCCAGGCTCATGCGCCTGTCCGAGCCGACCGTTAGCACGATCATCAACGGGTTCTGATACGCTGGCAAGTCCTGGTCAGGGAAGGGGAGAGGGCATGTATCCGGATCAGCAAGACCCAGGCGCCGTCGAGAGCTTCAAGCACGCCCACTCCGGTCGCAAGATGCTCGAACACGACGCGGAGATGTTCGCCCTCGGCCTGGTGGCCCGGCGCGTCCCGTGGCTGCACAAGCTGATCGTCACCGTCATCGTGCTCGGCGCGCTGCTGCTGGCAGGCATCGCCATCGTCAGCTTCATCATGTTCGGCCGGATCTAGAGCGCGGCCCTCTGCCGGTCGGCGGCCTCGTCGATCAGCGCCCACAGCATCTCGTGCTGCTGCCGCGCCTCCAAGAGCGCCACTTGATCGTTAGGGTCCTTGCGCAACTTGTACACCGCCCCCGCCATAGCGGTCCCGGCGTTGTCGATGTAGTCGTAGAGCGCCACATGCGCCAGCACCTTCGTGCGCTGGCGCACCTTCCGGTAGACCGCACCCGGCTTCTTCCCGCGCCAGTCACGCCACGCCTTAACCCACGCCGTCACACGCTTTCTCCTTGTCTCGCTCCAGATACGGCGTCAGCCGGTGCCCGAGAGCGGCCAGTGCCGCGTCCTCGTCCTCCAGACGCGCGTGCCACCGGCCGAACACCAGCGCGTGCAGGCAGAACGGCATACGCACCACCAGCGCCCGCTCGCACCGGCGGAACGGCTCCGTGGTCTCCTGGCGCCAGGTCCGGTACGCCCGGGGGAAGCCCGGGAGCGTCTTCGTCTTCGCGATGAACAGCTTCACCGTACGTGCCATCCTTCGTCCGGCCGGTCCTGCTCGTACCCGCTGAACTCGGTCTCCTCGTCGGCGTGGAACGCCCGGCCGCCGAACAGGCCGCCGCCGGGATTCTCGAAGAGCCCCGCGAAGTCGGGGTTGCCGGTGGAGAACATCCCGATCGGTGCTGCCGAGCCCTGCGGCGCGCCCGTGGACGGATCGATGCGCGTGTACGGGTAGGTGTCGAGTACCCGGTCGATGTACTTGCCGGTCGACTTCGAGCGCAGCAGCTGGCGCCAGACGTTGCCCGGCACCTCGTAGTACTCGTAGACCGCGCCGTCGCGGAACTGGACGCGCACGGTGTTGGCCCGCGAGTCGTAGCCTCCGCGCAGTGCCCTCGGCCGGGCCGGGTTCGTCGAGTGGGCTGATGTGTTCAGTTCTACCGGCAGCAGCTCGTCCACCGCCGCCAGGCCGTCGGCGCGGACGTTGCCCCAGGCTCGCTTCACGCTCGGTTTGCGCCGCTCCTGGTCCCGCTGCTGGAAGCGGGCGATCATCCGCTCCTGCTCGGAGACCGGGTACTCGCGAATACGCCGCTGCGCACCGGGACGGCCGAAACCGGCGCCGATCTGCTTGTCCCAGGCTCCTCGGCCGCGGAATCCGGCGGCCTCCCGTGCGCGGTCGAGCTGGTTGCGCAGGGCCTGAGTCGCCATGCCGCGCACCCGCGGAGGCTTAGCCATGGCGCCTGCGTCCGTTCAGCGCCGTCTCCACCCGGTTCAGGCAGCTCCTGCAGTAGCGCTGGACCTCGAACTTGACCCCGTCGGTCACGTGGACGGCAGGGACATCGGGGTGGTTGTCGCAGAAGCCGAGATCGGACGCCTCGGCCTCGGGCTTGGTTGCACGGGCTGCCATTGCGGCCTCTCCTTCTGCTCGGTGATCAACGGTGCGCTCTGTCCCAGCGTGAGCGCGAGACGCCGACTGCGATCCTCGACCTCGGCCGCGCCCGCGCTGGCGGAGCGGCAATGCGCCGTCGCCGTGCTCATGCGCTCGCCGAGACTGTCGAGCTGCGCCATGTGCGCGGCGAGCTCCGGATCGAGGGAGGTGGACTTGCGCCGGATCATCGCGGCCCCTTATAGACGGGATGAACACCCGACAGGGCGTTGATGCAGTCCTCCATCACCCTGGTCGTGCGTTCCATGGCGGTTGCCGACGACTCCACCGCTCCGACCATGTCCTGGGCCAGCGGGATGATTTTCTCGATCGTCTCGCGCATCGCCTTGTTCTCGTCCACGACCCTGCGATGCGTCCGGCCGGGAACCAGGCCTTCGTCGAGGATGAGCCACGCGATGAAGCCCACGAGAGGGACGCCGAAGATCGGTGCGCCGATGGACAGCGCGTCCGTCGCAGTGCTGGCAAGAATCACCGTGGTCGCCCCTCGTAAAGTCGTCAGCCTCAGGCTAGGCAACGACTTTCACAAGGTGTTACTACCTTGCTGCGACGACGGCGGACAGCGCCTTGTCGACGACATCATCGTTCGAGAAGCCGACGGCCGCCTGGATCCGGTATCCGGTGGCTATCGCCAGCGCGACTCCCTTGGACAACTCGTCGAACAGGTCGAAGGCGCGCTCGTCGCGCTCGTCGGTTTCCAGGGCTTCGATCAGGCGGGCGGTCGAATCCATGACCGCTGCCACATCCGATTCGAGCGTGGCGGCCAGGTCGGTGACCGTCTCCGCGGTCAGCGCCCGGTCCATCGTGCCGAGCTCGGCGCGTCCGAGCCGGTTCTGCTGCTCGAAGGCGACTTCGTAGTGGTCGTACATGCTGCTCCCTCTGTAGGGCCGATACGATCACGCTAGGAGCGCGTGGACAGAGGGTGTTAGTTACGCCTGCGGGTCGACGACCTCGCCCGCCGTCGAGTCGGCCACCTCGTCTTGCGGCGCAATGAACAGCGGCTGGTGCGCGGCCCTGTTCTCAGCGACCTTCTTCTGCACGATCGAGCGCATATGAGCGTCGCCAGTCTTGTAGAGCTGCTTGGCCGTTCCCTTGACCGACCTCTCCATGGCGGACTGGACCTTATCCAGCAGGTCCGCGTCCTCAGCTGCAGCTGCGTTCCACCGCGCCCAGTGCTTTTCCGGGTGCAGTCTCGCCCGGTCGGCAACCTCCACGCCCAGGAAGTGCTTGAGCCAGTAACGCACCTCCCTGACCTCCCACATCCGGCCCCAGGCGTCGATGCGGTCGTTGGAGTAGCGCACCGCCTTCGCCGGATGCGCGTTGATCTTGAATGGCCGAAGAAGCCTGTGGTAGTACTCCAGATGCGTCTTGCACACCTTGACCTGCTCCGGACGGCCGCGGTACATGATCGTCAGGTTGCTTATCGGGCCGTCGTCACACTCCCCAGCGGTCCCGTCGATGTCCTCGATTCCGCATGCCACAGCTTCATCCCAATCTGCTGCCTGCTCCGGTCTCTCACCAGACCCGAGCAGGATACGAGCCTAACCAGTTACTGTTGGTTTAGGTTAGCAGCTAATCGGCAACCTTACTAGGGAGCCAGATCGGGAGCGATCGTGTCGCTGAACAGCAGAAACTCGTGGTCAACACTGATTTCAATGTTCTGTGTTACCGAACCGCTTGGTGATTACGCTGACGGGCCTCGGTCCGAAGGCACTCCCACCGTGCCCCGGCCCGGCAGAGCGTCGCGCCGCTCGCCGTGCGAAGAACTCTTCAACCGTAGTCACACCCCTCGCGTCACCGCTGGCCGCCACGGGCTCGTCGGTGTCGGCCACTTCGTCCTGCCTGTCAAGCAGGTAGTCGAGCGCGCCCTCGGCGTACAACCGCTCCAGCGCCTCGTCCAGTTCCTCCTCAGAGATAGTCCCGGCCCCGCCGTCCTCGTCCACAGGCGTCGACCCCCTTCGTTAATTCCTGACTAACCCTTTACCACCACCAGATGAGGCCCCACTGTGCCATGGCGTCACCCTTTGTGGCTACACAACAGCGTTGTGAATTACCGATAGTCACCACCTGCACCTGCAGCTAGCTTGGCAGGCGCTCCGCACCGTACCCTAGTCAGAACCTAGCACGCATGTTCGAAAGGCAGGCCGCAGTGGGAGTCAGCCGCAGGAGTCGAAGCGCCCCACCCCGCGACCCCCACCTCGCCCACCTCATCCACAACTGCCGGATGAGGCTGGCCCAGCCCGGCAAACGACCTCCGAGCCAGGGCGAGATCGCTGAGCTAGCCAGCGTGCACCTCAACACCTACTACGAGATCGAAGCCGGAGTCCTGCGCCACCGCGAGCCCGCGGATCTCGAACAGATCGCCAACGTGCTGCAGATGGCCGCCGGTGAACGCAGGCTGCTGTTCCTGCGCACCATCGGCCAGGAGCCGCCCCCGCGGCCCCAGGACGCCGAGAACCTGGACCGGTACGTCGAGTTCATCAGCAACCACCGCAGCCCCGTCATGATCCACGACAGCTTCAACACCATCGTCGCGGTCAACGAGGCCATGCGCCGCAACCTGCCCAACTGGGCGCCGGGCGTCAACGTGGTCGAATACGTCCTCCAGGACCCGCGGGCACGCGCCGAGATGGTCAACTGGTACGAACGCTGGGTCATGCTGATGCTGCGCGTGCTCAAGACGCGCGCGGTCCTGGCCGAGGACCCACATCTGTTCGAGCAGTACGAGAAAGTGCGCATGGCCGTCGGCGCAACCGAAGACGAGGTCGTCGTCGGCCGCCACGTTGATGACGACGAGGTTGCAGAAATCATCCGGCCCGACGGCTCGATCTTCCGGTTCCGCCTCGCCTACCACAAGCCCGTCATCGAGTCCGGCCCCTCCGAGTACACGCTCGTCTCGTTCGAACCGGCCGAGCCCGACAGCCGACCCTCGCACCCGCTGTTCGCCGCGGGAGACACGGTGAAGGCGCCGGGCTACGTGCAGGGCCGCTGGCGCATACCCGCATCGGAGCGCACTAGCTGACCGACTCGACCCACAGCACGATGTCGGCATACTCCGGCTTGTCCGCGATCCTTGTGATCTCCGCGACGAGCCTGGCGAGCGCAGCCTCGTCGAGATCGTCCTGCTCGCTGTTGTGGTCGGACAGATTGCAGAAGACCTTGACGTGCGCTGGACGGGTTCCCATGACCGCCTCCTTTCCCGGGTCACTGTAGCGCTGCGCTCTCGGCGGCGTGACCGATTAGCTGCTTTGCCGTATTAACCACTGAACTGATCTTTTTCGGGCCCCGAAAATCGTCTTGCGGTGCGCAAGGGCCGGTTTTTCGTCAAGCTGTGGGCATCGCGCGATGCCCCGGTCGGCGAATATCCCGACGCGGCGTCGGCACAATTTTCGACAAAACCGCAGGTCAGGCCCGCCAGGCTACTGCACGGCTGCTAAACTGGTCCAAGTCGCGCGGATGTCCAGGGGGGCGCTTTTCCATGATCACGTTTAAGGGTGGGGGGTGTCAACATGTTGAACATCAGAGCCCTGAGTCTGCAACGTGCGCGTATCAACAGGGTGAGCGATTTTACCCTCGCAAGGCGTACGCACGCACAGTGACGGCCTCCCGTACGCACAGTGATGGATCATGCTACATAATCCCGATTATCGTGATTCCGCGCAGGACTTATGGACCATATCGGACACACACTGGCCTGGCCGTATCCATGTACGTAGGTGTACATGCGGTGTGCGACTCGCTCCATTTTAGCCAAGATCACCCGCTTATCAGTATCCTGCGATACTGCACGAGCGTTTTGGATCATGCTTCCGCGCTCACGCCCTGACACCTACTTTCTGGGCGATCATGGTTAGCTGATAGTACATCGTCGCAGGTCAGCGCATCCATAGCTTGACACGCGCACAAGCCGGCCGACGGTCACCACCCATGCCATGCTCTTGATATAAGACGCAGTTGTCATGCCATGGATTCATGCCCGTTTGAGACACATTCGATGGCAATTGAATTCATGCAGAGCAGTGCATTTATGCATAGCGAGACATTGATACACAGAGGCGAGTGTAACCGTACGGGCTGATCATGTAATGGGCTATCGCACTCATGATCTACTACATTAGCAAAATGACGGTCAAGTAATAGTTTTGAATTGGCAGATGATCTCTGTCGCATATGCATAATGCCTGGTCAGTGCCATAATTGGGGTATCACGTTCGTACACCCCCTAGGAGATGATCATGGCCAAGCTCGCCAAGCCACTTAACCCGATGTGGCGTCGCACGCTGCTCCCCGCGATGGCCGCGAAGCTCGACACGTACGAGCGCAGCACGTTGCGCACGTACGCCGCGAAGCTCACCAATGCCGCTGTCCTGTGGAACGCGGCGCGCGCGGAGTACGACGCTAAGGCTTCCGGCGCGCTCGTGGCGGTCAAGCTGCACGCGCGGAAGCTCGCGCGCATGGAGCGCGTCTGCGCGCGTATCGACGCTGCGCTCGACCGCGCCATGGAGTCGGGCGCGCCGGAGATGGAAGGTCTCGCGGACCTGTCCGGGCGCGCGTGGGTTGAAATGGCCGCGCGTGAGGAGATGCACGGCGCGATTCTGCGGCGCGTGCCCAAGGGCGACCCGGGCACGCTGGCCGAATTCATGAAGGCGCAGCGCGACGCTTACAAGGGCGCGCGCGAGACGTGCGCCGATTTGCGCGCGGTGTTCGCGATGGTTCGCGCGAACGGCATCGAGAGCGTCACGGAGGATGAAGCGCGCGCGTGGGGTACGCGCTTCAAGCTCGATGACGTAGTGCTGTAGCGCGTAGCCCGGTAAGCCGGTCGCGTTCCCTCGGGAGCGCGGCCGGTTTTTCGTTGCCCGAAATTCCCGCGTGTGTCGGCGCGGGATTTTTTCTGCTCTGAAACGCCCAGCGATTCCGTTGGGCGTTTTTGCGGAGAAAAAATCCCATCCCAAAAATTTTCCAGGAGACAGCCATGCCTCTCGCAACACTCGGCGACGTTCAGTCCTCGCAGGATCCGCGCACGATCGATGGCGGCGCGATGGTTCTGGACCGCGTGCAGTACCACAAGTTCAAGCGCGTGAGCCGCCCGGTTCCCGTGGCGGAAATCCAGCTGGGCGACGTCATCGAGGTCAAGCGCATCACCGGCGGAATGTTCAAGGGCGGCGCGCTGGTCGCGACGGTAGTCGCCATCGGCGAGCAGGACGGAAAAATTACGCTCAACGGCATCCGCCCGGCCGCCGAGGAAATCCGCGCGATTGCTGGGGGCCGGTAATGGCGAAGCGTAGGAAGCTGCCGCGTCCCAAGCCGCCGAAGAAGTGGACGAACAGCGCGGCGCCGATTTCCAACATCGCGTTCACCGGTGCGCCCGCGCGTTTTCAGCGCGACGGCAGCGAGTGCTTCGCCGGGCCGGTGACGGCAGCGCACGCGGATTGGCGGCCGAATCCGTACGTGCGGATCATCGTGGACGCCGAGCGCGCGCAGGTGAACGAGCGCACGCGCGGGGACCGCGGCTATGAGCCCGTCATCGCGGGGGCGCGCACGGACAAGGCGCGCGGATTCCTGCCATACGCGCCGGACGCTGTCGTGGTGGATGAGACGGCGGCCGAGCGGGCGCGCGCGGAATCGGAGGCGTACGCGGCCGAGCTCGATGCGTACCTCGATCGGCTGGCCGAGTTGGGACTGCGGCCGACGCCGCGCGGTGTCGAGTTGAAGTGCGACGCGCACGTGCGCACGTGGGCCGAGTCCGCGGATTCGCGCATGTTCCGTGTGCTGCACCCGTGCTGGCAGGTCTGAGCGCGGCGGGGTGGGCGGCAGGATCTGTCGCCTTTCCCTGTCCGTTCAGTCCTCTACGAAAGGGATTCATCATGCAGCACGGCGAAAACCTCGGCGGCGTCTTCATCGCGTTCCCCGCGTGGGTTCCGCTCACCGAGTGCGACCCGTCGCGGCGCAAGTTCACGGAGTTCCAGGTCCAGCGGCGCGGCACGGCGCTCCTCGACCGCTCGTCGCTCGTCAGCAGCGTGACGCGGCGCAAGGGCGCTGAGCACGGCGGCCGGATCGCTCGTGAGAGCGGCTACGCGCTGACGCTGGCTAAGTTCGAGCGCGCCAAGTCCGGCGCGTACGTCACAAAGTAGTCCAAGTTCAATTCCGCAGGGCGGCAGGGATTTTCCATGTCGCCCTTTTTCTTTGCCCAGGAGGCGAAAATGTACGTTCAGGTCAAGGCCTACTACAACCGCGACTTCAGCTACACGCCGGAGAGCATGACGGAGATCGTCGGCCTTATCGTCCTGAAATGGGACGTGAACACGCGGTGGCCGCAGGACGAGATCGTGTGCCGCGCGGTTTTCCAGCTGTTCAACGGCTCCAAGTGCGACCGGCCGTATCACGGACTGCTGTGGGACATCGCGCGACGCTACCGCGACGACACGAGCATGCGCAGCATGCGGATGGGTGACCTCATCGTCATTCGCCCGGAATCGGGCGAGGAGCACGCGTACGAGGTGCTGCCGGTGGGATTCAGGCGCGTGGAGCGAGAGTTCGTCGAGGTCTGAGCAGATTCCGGGAGCCGCAGATAACACGTGGCTGTGGCTGCCGGTGTCTACTCAGACTGTGAACCGGCCGGATCTGCGACGCGCTTCGGCGCGCCGTAGGTCCAGTCAGCTCACTGGGAAGCTGGCGGAGGAGGAATGACGGTGAAATTCCAGGTGGGCATCGAGCGCCTGATCACCACCATGGTGGAGGTGGAAGCGGACAGCGCCAAGGCCGCCATGGAGATCGTGGACGCACGCGATTTCAAGCTGCCCGAGCAGAACGACTGGGACCGCGTGAAGGGCGAGGAGTACCGCGTATTCGACGAGCGTGGCAACGAGGAGATTGAGGACTGGGACTGAGCTCAGCTGGGCGGTTCCGCGACAGATGGACTGCCGCGGTTCCAAGGTTCACGAAATCCGACTCAATCGGGCCGGATTTTCTCATGGAATGGGGACTCTATGAACTGGGAGCAGGCGCTCGAAAACCTCGCCGACGGCACGGCTGTGGCCCGTGCGGACTGGGAGGAGGACTACCTCGACGCGCGGTTCGGGCTGGACGGCACGGTGCTCGTCGAGGGGGAGAAGCCCTTCACGATCGTCAAGTGCGTGGGGCCGGATGAGATCGAGGAGATCTACCTCGTGTCGGACGAGGACAAGCGCGCGACCGACTGGATGACCGTCTAGTCGTTACGAAAAGAAAAGGGCCGCTCGGCAACGGGCGGCCTTTTTTCATGCCCTGAAGGAGGATGCATGGACAAGGACATCGTTCCCGTGTTCGTTGCGTTCGCGACGTTCCTGGACAACCACACCGAGCTGCCGACCGAATTCAGCGTGCTGACCTTCGAGAACTACTTCCCGGGCCCGGCCGTCAGCGCCATCATCTCTGGCTCCGACGACACGGAGATGATGCGCCACGCGCTCGTGTGGGCCGAGGCGCTGGACTGCACCATCAGCTACGGCGAGCCGCGCCGGAAGACCGACGGCACGTGGCATCGCAGGATCTCGGCGCGTGGCTGCGTGGACGGCCTGCGCATCGAGGTCAACGCGTACATCGCGTGTGAGGTGAGCGTCGTCGTTCCACAGCTCGCGCTCGTCGGCTGAAAATCCGCGTTCACCCTGCCGCCCTTCGGGGCGGCTTTTTCACGCCCTGAAAGGAACCACATGAACATCCGATCGCTCACGGTCTCCCCGTACGCGATGATGGCGGCGCTGACCGACGACGTGCTCCAGTCGACGGCGTCGCGGCTGCTGTGCGAGCTCGTGCGCTCCGATGCGAGCGAGGAGGCGCTGATCGCCGCCGCGCTGCTCACGCAGGAGCAGACGATGCACGACGAGCTCAACAGCATCTACGACATCGGCAAGATCCTGGAGCAGGAGTCGATGGGCTACCTGTTCTTCGGCGTGGTGCGCGATCCCGAGTACCAGCAGGAGATCGCGGAGCAGCGCGCGAACCTGCACCCGGCGGTGCGGATGCCGAGCACTGCGGAGTACTGCGTCACGAAGGCGGCCGGGGAGGCGCGCGCGAAGTGGATGGAGCGCGCCGGAACCGTCAACGAGCGCGTTCACGCCGCGTACGTCGGCGCGCTGGACATCGCGATCCGGCGCTGCCTGCGCCACACGGTGCGCGCGTGGGCCGAGGAGGCGCGTGCGGAGCAGTGGGACTGCCAGCGCAACGAGAACAATCACACGCACGACTACGCCGCCGACAGGCAGCGCGGCTACGCGCAGATGCGGCTGGACCTTGAGCTCACGGTGCTGGAGATGCTGGAGCTCGAAGAGCGGCGCGCGATGGTCCTGGAGAAGGACGGCGCGCTTCCGCGTCGCTGACCTCGGAGTTCTATCGAATACCTGATAACTCCGAAATACCTGTTAATGCAAATTAGCACTGCCCGATCCCTTGTACACCGAGGAGTCGGGCAGTTGCATTGTGCTCCGAATGATGGGGAGGTTGTCCGTGAAATACAGGATGCGCCAGGCGCTGGCGCCGTATATCGCAGCCAAGGGCAACGGGCTGATCGTGTCCGGGCTGGACGAGTGCGGACTCGAATTCCAGGCGGAGAAGGGCTGGCCGCTGCTGGCGCTGTGCCCGATTTCGACGAGCCGTGACGCTGAGCTCGACGAGCGGGTCAACTGGGACACGCTGATGGCGCAGCTGCCCAGCGAGAAGCACTACGCCATCACCCACGTGAACTCGTGGGCGTGCGGGTGGATGGAATACGTGCACTTCAACCCATGCCACAAGCCGACGGCGCGCACGATCCTCCGGCTGATCCGAACGATCCAGGAGGACGGCTGCGCCGATCCGGACGAGCTCAGCGAGCGCGAGAACGACCGGCTCATCGAGATGATCGAGGAAGACATCTGGCATCTGCCGGAAGGCGTGGAGTACGACGACGTCGCACGCATGCTGCGCCAGCGCGCCGATTTCGGCGACCACAACCAATACTCGCCCGAGATGGCCCGTGAGGAAATCCGGGACATCGCCCACCGGTACGACGACTACTTCGACGACGGCGAGTGCGTCTGCGGTCTCGACACCGAGGCGCCGGTTCACCACAGGAACGTCCCGCAGATTCCGGGACAGCTCGTCCTCATCTGAAAGGAAACCGATGGACCCGATTTTCTACACGCTACCAGCTCGGTGCGTTGAAGAGGGCATGTCTACGGCTGATGGCCAGGACGTCATCGAGGTCGACAAGCAGTTCGAGGGGCAGATCGGCCTGGAGGTGTACACGCCCTATCCGGAGGACCCGGAGCAGGACGAGGAAAACCTCGCCGACTCGCACTATCGCCTCTACCCGGCCGATGAGCGGCTGCACATGGCTGTGTTCGAGGACACAGAAGTCGACGGATCCAAGTACGACGAGGCACTTCCGCTCGTCGTCGCCTCTGTCTGATCTCAGAACATCGTGCGCGGCGAAATCCGCGTGCGGTGTTGTCCAGGTCAGAAATGGAGGAGTCATGAAGCGAATTTTCATGGTTGAGGTGGACGCGGAAAACGACGACTACGACGTCATCTCGGCGATGCAGGCGCTGGCCGAGGAGGTCGTTTCGGTGAACACGGACGGAAGCGAATACTCCGTCGTCGTCACGGAGGACGGCGAGTTCGTTTTCGCCTCGCAGGGCTGATTGCCAAATGTGGATGGAGGAGTCATGAGCAACGAATTGTCCCCGGAACTGCGGCTGAACGCGGCGGGAAACGTCGTGCTGGCGAAGAAGGGCGAGCGCAAGTTCAAGATCCGGTACTTCCTCAGGCCGGAGCACGCCGAGGCGTTCAAGGCGGCCCACCCCGACAAGGAGCTGCCGGAGATGACCGAGGAGTTCACCGGCACGCTCCGGCAGGTCAAGGACCGCGCGTTCTTCGCACTGCTGAACCTCGACAGCTCGCTGTCCAAGCGCCTTACCTACGAGATCACCGGCGAATACGCCAACGGATGGAAGGTCGTGAAGTGAAGATCTTCAACGCTGTGTTCAGCGGCTACGACATGAAGAACCGCTGGACCACCTACGAGTACTTCATCCAGGCCGAGGACGCCGACGACGCCATGGGCGCGTTCGGCCACAACTGGTGGACCCACGGCTTCGGTGACACGTCGATCCACGCGACGTCGGCGCCGGATCTACTGGTCTCGCGCAAGACGGTGGAGTTCCCGAAGGGCCACCGGATCGTGTGCGTATCGCACCCGGACATCCACGTCGGCTACTTCAACTACGTCGCCCTGCCCGACCCGTACGGCAGCGGAATTCCGACGAAGAACAACCGGCCCGAGGTGAAGCTCACGTTCGGTCGGCACAAGGCCGAATCCTGCTGGACGGCGACTGACGTGCAGACGGCGAAGATCGAGAACGAGCTCGATCCCTGGGCAGCCTGGGCTCATTTCGGCATGCGCCGGGTCGGCTACATGACCGATCTCAGCCTGCGGCAGTTCGGCTTGCTTGCGGATGGTGCGGCGTGATCACACGTGAGCTCGACGAAATCATGAGCTTCGGCCACCTGATCAGGGTGAACGAGGACGGCACGATCACCGAGGACGTGTGGTACGTCCACACGCCGGAAAGCGTCCACGTCGACACGGACGCAGACGGCAGCATCCTCGGAATTCATACGCAGAATCTGATAGACGAGCAGCAACGCGAGGGTTGGTCGTTCTTCAC